TTACAGCCAGCACGCTAACAACCATGGATTAACCAGATTAGCCGGGTAGTTACACAAATAGCGGCTTGCTGTAGACGGATTTAGGTAATACCAGCGGCAATACTGTGAAACGCTGATATTGAATGGCCAGTAATAGCGATAGTAGCGCTCAAAATGACGGTGCCAGTGAGGGCTCAGTTTAGTGCCAGCCACGACGCTATTACCGTCACGCAGGCGGCCCCTGATTTTACTAAAACGCTGCAGCGCTCGTCTGAGCGCCTTCATTGGCAGTAAGGCAGCCTCATCCAATCGTTGGCTATCTTTCAGAGGCAATGTCGCAGGCTTACCAGCAGAAGGCTCTGCGGGATTGAAAAGCGAATCCAGCTTTCCGGGAAGAGGGCAATGCGCTTGTGCCCGATCAAAATCAGCAATCTGAGTACGTAATTGCGTAGTTTTAGTATGTTTGGCTTTTTTTAAATACGGGTAATGCCGAGTTCCGGAACACGCAATGTCTTTAGCAATTCCTTCCTTAGAGTGCTGCTTAGCAAAATAACTCACCCGCAGTAACAATGCGGTCATGGCCTCGGTGTCATTCTTTCGAATTAAATAGTAACCATGCTTTGGAAACCAGACCGTTCCGCCCGTTGCTATTTTCCAGCAGCTTTCCACCAGCTTGTTAATTTTAAGAGGATGACGCACGCAGTTACCATCAACCATCAGTAAGTAATGATAATGCTGTGCTGGTGCCTGATTCTGTTCTCTGACCCAAAACACCCGAGCAAAGCTTTTGGGATACTCCTTCCTTAGAGCAGGAATCAATAGCTGATGAAAGCGGGTAATAACGCGGTTGTCAGCCGTGTACTGAGGCAGATGAAAATCATAACGGATTGCCAGAAAACGAGAGCAACTGGCATAAGTTCTATCAACTGCTCTGAAAAGAGAATTCATGATCTTCACATCCTGCTGACTCTCTTCAGGCATGACTGGCCAGAGAATATTGTCATACAGAAACTCGCCGTTAGTCCGGATATCCGGATAAACCGTACTGCGCGTAATATTATTAATTACCGGTTCCTGAATGGCTGAATGCAGACTGCCAGTTTTACTGTTTATCATAGGGTTACGGCTGTATAAGAATCATGGATTGGTAACGATTTGATGCGCTGGTTGTTTCAAATGGTTGCATCAGCAGATAAAAGAAAGGCTGGAAATCCCAGCCCTACTTAGAGGTTTAGCAGCAGTTATCAAGCCACTGTTCATATTGCGTGACTGTCCAGCCCATGGTTCTCCCTGAACGTTTTTTGGGCGCAGGAAACTCACCGCTGATCACCCAGCGGTAAAGGGTGGTTCGGCTGCAATTCAGAAGGTCAAGCATCTCACAGATACGAATCAGGCGTTGCGGGCCAGGAAGGTGACTGACGGTCGTTGATAAAGAATTGATGTGTTTCATGTTAAACCTCTCGGTAACGAATAAAGACGAAACGTATCTTAAAAACCGAGAGTGTCTATGTCGTGGTTACCCTGGAAAGATACCTTAGTGACCTTTGCTATCCTACTGATTAAGCAGATTTAATTTTTCTTATTTTTTGCATCTGTCTCTTTTCGGCCCGCAATTGATGAAGATCAGTTACGTCGCGTTCAAGCAGGCTAATCGCTTCGCGGAGATTTTTTAGGCATTGCTCTTCACTCATTGGAAAACATCCTTCCGCTGGCCAGAAGAGCGAGATCTTTCTTTCGACCAATCTCAAAAGCTCCGGTGCCTTTGGCAGTAAATCCTTTGATGAGATGAGCCTGTTTTTGTCGTACAAACTGGCTATGACAGCGATGAGAAACTCTTCCCGTTTAGCTGCATAGGTTTCGGCTTTATCTATAGGGGCAGTCAGGCGTTGTTCCAGCGACTCAATCTTTTCTTTTAGTGCTAGATTTTCAGCCTTTAGGTCCGAGGTATCTTGTTCACACATCGGTGCTTCTGGCCTTGCAGTATCAAGCGGAACTCCAAGCACGTCAGCAATTTCTGTCCGCAGAAAACCACAATTAGCCAGCTTATCAGTATTCATGACATCATCACTTACCGCCCGCAGTGCCGCCTCGGCATTAGGATAATAGTCAGGAGCACCGATGTTTGGTGCGCCATGTTTATCCAAGAGCTGGTATGGGGCAACGGGTGAAGTGTCATACCAGCTTTCATATCTAAACCAATACAGCGGAGGCTGATGCTCTGAACGTCGATACTTTTTCAGCGCTAAAAGGCACAGGGCGTTGTAGCTCTGATCTGGATAACGCTGTTTGAGCTGTTCAAATAGAGTCTTAACACTGATGAAGCGTTCTGTATCAGACCGGCGCGCGAGTTGCTCATTACGCAATTGCTGAATGGAATCGTCGAAACTCATGGCTTGTTTTTGTCCTGCAATCCTGGGGGGCAGATAAGGCTGTCTTAATGATTGAATCTGGATGGCTGTCAGGCTTTTCGAAAAAGGAAATCAGGTTTCTGGCAACCGGCCAGCCAGACATTTAAACCCACACTACTTACGTCACCCAGCCATTCACTTACGTCACCCACTACATCACCTGATTCGCGCCCAAAGAAAAAGGAGTTAGACGATTTCTCATCTAACTCCTTGTTTTATTTGGTGGCCCCTGCTGGGTTTGAACCAGCGACCAAGCGATTATGAGTTCCTACTACATTAGCCGAAAATCAATGGTTTTTTCTATTTATCATTGACATAGATTGCCAGTCTTTGCCAATGATTTTCCATTATTAGCCATTTCCACCGCCACTTTATCGCCACTGGAAATATGATGGTTAAAAGTCGTTAAAATAGCGATTATTGTTTGCTTAATGAATACACATTAATTGAATTAAAATCGTATTCTCGAATTCAAGTTTTCGACAACCCCGCCGTAGCCAGGGAAAATAGTTGCTTCGCTGATTTGCATCTCTCTAAGGAAGTTGTTAACTTTCAGTGCTTCTGAGCTTGGTAATGTTAATTTAATTAAGATGTCATCAGTGTTAATTTGAACTGTTTTCTTTGAATTATATTCGGTTATAGCATCTTCAAGTGCAATATCCATAGTGCGTTGATCTGTTTTGATAATATCAAATTTTGGGTCTGTACTGAATGAGTTATTTGTTGTGAAGTGATCTAAATATTCACCCAATAAAGGTCCTTCTTTGATGTCATGTTTCGATTGAATAAATGTAAACAAACCTCTTTGTGATTTTGCATTTTCGTTCCATTGATAATGTGGGCTAAATATTTTAACATCTGAAAGAGGAGAGGGAAATAGGTTTTTTAATTTTTTGTAGTTCAACATCCATATGCTTATTTTATTGTTATTAGCTGGTTTTTTCATAAAATTAGTGGCGAAAAATGATGCTACATATTGATTGTATGACCAATCAATCAGCCTAGTAGGTAGTCCATAATGCTGTGCTAGGGCTGCTATCTCAATAGAGTCATCGTTTAACCATTTATCAACATTAAATGTCTTCATAACATAGCTGAAGTTAATATAACCATCTATTTCCATTTGAGAACTCATTAACTTAGAGTTTGGTACATACAATCCATTTTCATTCGCTGATCTATAAAATCTTCTCAAAATAGTCATTTCAATTGTGGCATGATAGTCTTTGATGTTCGTTGGGCCAACACTTTTTATAGCGTTTTGGTGTTTCCCTTTTTTGATAATCATTTTGGCAATTTTTAGTAGATCAGGGTTGTTTTTTCTTCTCATTATATTGGGGTGCAATTTGAAATTTTCATCTGTATGCCCCCTAAATACATAATCAGTTAACTTGTAATCTGTATTCCAAGGTGTTAGTAGATCTAGAAACTCTTTAGCAGTTTTACAGTTTATTATGGTTAATATTGACATTTAAAGTTCCTTTTAAAGACTAATATGGCGAGAAAGTGGGTTAAACCTCAAAGCATCTTCTAAATGATCAGGCGAGAAGTGAGCGTATCGCATTGTCATTTTTATATCTGTATGGCCAAGCACTCTCTGTAAGACCAAAATATTTCCGCCATTCATCATAAAGTGACTGGCGAAGGTGTGACGCAAAACGTGTGTAAGCTGTCCTGCCGGTAGTTCGATGTCAGTCCTTTCCAGAGCAGACCGGAAGGCGCCATAACAATCACTGAATAACCGACCATTTTTATCATCAGTCAGAGAATCGTATAGTTCTTTGCTGATTGGAACAGTGCGATTTTTTCTGCCTTTCGTGTTTGTGTATGTGATTTTGTATTTCGCGAGCTGGCTTTTTTTAAGACTTTCAGCCTCAGACCACCGTGCGCCAGTGGCAAGACAGATCCTTACCACGATTTCTAAATCAGGGTGCTCATGCCGTTTACACTCTTCGAGCAGTTGCGAAATCTGGTCGTGATTAAGCCAAGCCATCTCCATTTCTTCGGTGCGGAAAGGGCGCATATTTTTCAGCGGATTTTCAACTTTCCATTCTCCTAGTCGATTTAGCTCATTAAATACCGCGCGAAAGTAAGCCAGCTCAAGGTTAAGCGTACGAGGCGATACTTCTTTAACCCTGTTTGAGCGGGCATATTCACCCTTTAGCCTTTTTTCCCTATAGCGGGAAAACATCTGCGCATCGAAGTCGCGAGCGAGTGGTTCGCCCATACACTCAAAAGCATGGTGCATAGCTAACTGGCGTTTTAAGCCATCTTTCAGAGTAATGCCATGAGCGCCATACCATGAATCAACCAGTTCCTTTAAAGTGCGCCTGTCTTCCTTTTCTTCCTGCCATGGAGTTTTAACGGTGTATTGCTCAAATGCCAGTGCCTCACCTTTAGTGGCGAATTTCTTCCTGATGCGTTTCCCTTTTGCACCGTTTGGGTAAAGCTCACAAATCCAGCCGCCACCAGGATTTTTACGCACAGTCATTAATTAACCTCGCTGAAAACACCTATCGCACGGCCAATCAGTTTTATTTCATCAACGCCACACTCAAAAGGTACTTTACCGCCTGCAACATGCAATCTTTTGCCAGGGAGAACTGTTATCTCACGGATGCTGATTGCGCTTTCAATATCAACTAACCAAAGACCGTCCGACATAGAGGCTTCCTGCTCTATGACATATGTACTGTTATCACTTTTCACACAACTTCCATTTTTTGGCTGCTTGGTAAAAAACTGTCGATCAAACAATAGAGTTCCAGTATTGCTCAATTCACCTTCACTTAATTCGAATAAAGGAAGATTGGTTGATGTTGGGTTCTCATCAGCTGAGATGCTTTTTTCACCTTCACCAGTCATTAGCCATTTGAGGTTTACGCCGGTTTCAAGTGCACAATGCACAGCAAAGTCGTACGACATGTTGCCCCGTGTATAACGGTTCTGTAAGGAACTGGCTGCGATTTTGAAGTGATTAGCGAGCTGAATTTTCTGAGTAAATCCATAAACCTCGCAGATTCTGTTTAGTAACTCTTCGTTATTGAAATTGGCATCTAACATTAAAATTAGCATTCCTGTATTGCTAGATACTAAAATTAGCATTAGTATCGACATTGACGGTGGCATTAAGTGGCAAAAGTAGGCAAAAACTATGCACTCATTGTCTAAATATTATCAATTTAGGAATCATGCTATATGGCTTCTGAAATCGCAATCATCAAAGTTCCAGCACCGATTGTCACGGCTGAGCAGTTCGCTGAACTGGAAGGCGTTTCACGCCGCACTGTTTATCGCTGGACTACCGGTGACAACCCGCAACTGCCTATAGAACCCCGTACTATCCGCAAAGGCTGTAAGAAAGCGGGTGGACCAATTCGTATCTATTACGCACGTTGGAAAGAAGAACAACTGCGCAAGGCGTTCGGGCATTCCCGTTTTCAGCTCGTTATTGGCGGCTAATTCACATTAAGTGAATAGGGAGATTCGTACATGTTTGATTTCAAGACTTCCACCCATAACCACTATGACGACGCCTGCCGCAAGTTTGCGCTGACACACAGCATGGTTGAGCTGTCGCAACGTGCAGGCATGAAAGCACAGACCCTGCGCAACAAGCTGAACCCGGATCAGGTTCATCAGCTGACTGTTTCAGAACTGCTGTTGCTTACCGATCTGACCGAAGACGCAACGCTGATAGATGGTGCGCTGGCTCAATTGCATTGCCTGCCATGCGTACCGGTTAATGAGCTGGCAAAAGAAAAGTTTCCGTCCTACGTGCTTAAGGCTACTGCTGAAGTCGGAAGCATGGCCGCCAGTGCCGCTAACCCGGAGCGGATGGGCGTCACGCAGCAGAGCCTGAAGGACGCGAAGCAGGAGGCGGCCGCGCTGGCCGTGCAGTTTAAAAACACCGAGCGCCCGACGACGCAGCAGGCCCGCGCACTGGAAAAGGCCCGGCAGGCGGCGGCAGAGCTGCAGACCAAAACCAACAGCCTGCGCCTTTCGGTGCAGCAGCAGCGCGAGGCGCTTAACGCGGCGGGGATTTCCACCAAAGCCCTGAGCAGCGAGCAGCAGCGCCTGAAATCCGCTTCGGCGCAGGCAACCGTCAGCCTGAGCCGCCAGAAAATGGAGCTGCAGCGGCTGAATGCACAGCAGGAGCGGCTGAACCAGACCAGCGAGCGCTACCGTAAAGGGCAGGAGCTATCGGGCAAAGTACGCAATATGGGCGCGGCCGGTATCGGTGCGGCAACGGTCAGCGGCATGGCGGCAACCTCGCTGCTGAAGCCGGGCTTTGAGTTTGCACAAAAAAACTCTGAGCTGCAGGCCGTGCTTGGCGTGGCGAAAGATTCAAAGGAAATGACGGCCCTGCGTGCGCAGGCGCGCCAGCTGGGTGATACAACCGCTGCCTCTGCCGATGATGCGGCAGGCGCGCAAATCGTTATCGCCAAAGGGGGCGGCGATGCCGCTGCCGTTGAGGCGGTAACGCCGGTTACGCTCAATATGGCACTGGCAAATAAGCGCACGATGGAGGAAAACGCCGGGCTGCTGATGGGGATGAAATCAGCCTTCCAGCTTTCAAACGATAAGGTTGCACATATCGGCGACGTGCTATCGATGACCATGAATAAAACGGCCGCTGACTTTGACGGGCTGAGCGATGCGCTGACCTACGTCGCCCCGGTAGCGAAAAACGCGGGCGTCAGCATCGAGCAGGCGGCGGCAATGGTAGGCGCTTTACACGATGCCAAAATCACCGGCTCAATGGCCGGTACGGGAGGCCGTGCCGTGCTGAGCAGGCTGCAGGCTCCTACCGGCGAATCATTCAAGGCTATCAAAGAGCTGGGGATTAAAACCGCAGACGGCAAAGGAAATACCCGCCCGATATTCACCATCCTGAAAGAAATGCAGGCGAGTTTTGATAGTCACAAACTGGGGACGGGCCAGCGCGCCGAGTACATGAAGACCATCTTCGGCGAGGAGGCCAGCTCATCGGCGGCCGTACTGATGACCGCCGCCTCAACCGGCAAGCTCGATCAGCTGACCGCCACGTTTAAAGCCTCTGATGGCAAAACCGCCGAGCTGGTCCAGGTCATGCAGGATAATCTCGGCGGCGACCTGAAAGAGCTGCAGTCTGCTTATGAGGCTATCGGCACCGACCTGTTTGATCAGAACGACGGCAGCCTGCGCACGCTTACCCAGGACACGGCGGCGCTGCTGCTCAAGGTGGATGGCTGGATTAAGGCTAACCCGGAGCTGGCTGGCGGTATCGCAAAAGTGGTAATGGGCGGGCTGATGTTAGCCGGAGCGCTGGGCGCAATCGGGCTGGTAGCCTGGCCGGTGATAGCGGGCGTGAATACCCTGATTGCCGGGGCGGGATTCCTCGGCACGGCATTCGGCATCGCGGGCAGCGCTCGGCGCTATCACGCTGCCGGTTCTGGCTGTCGCGGCGGTAATCGTGGCCGGTGCGCTGCTGGTACGCAAATACTGGGAACCCATCAGCGCCTTTATAGCGGGCGTGGCCGAAGGCTTTACCGCAGCGATGGGGCCGATCAGTGATTCCTTCGGTTCGCTGAAGCCGGTGTTTGATTGGGTAGGCGGCAAGGTCAAAGAGCTTTGGGACTGGTTCGGCAAACTGCTGGAGCCGGTTAAATCCACGCAGACCGAACTTGCCACCGCCGGAGACATGGGTAAGAAGTTCGGCAACATGCTGGCCGAGGCGCTGAAAATCCCCAGCCACGCGCTCGATCAGCTTATGGGCGGCATCAACTGGGTGCTGGATAAGCTCGGCATTATCGACACGAAATCCGATGGCCTCAAAGACAAAGTCCCGTCCCCGGATCCGGTAGCAACCGGCGGCGCGGGCGCAGATACCGGCGGGCTGCAATACAACATCGCCTATGGTGGCGCGCCTTACCGCCCGGTTTCAGCCCCGTCAGGCGGGGGCGGATTCACCGACCGCAGCCAGAATACTTATCAGTATGAAATCAACATGCATGAGGGTATGACCAAAGACGACGCAATGGCGCTGATGGCGCAGCACCAGGCTAAAGAGCAGCGCAACCGGCAGGCGCAGAACCGCAGCAAAATGGGCTGGGAGGATTAAACGATGATGATGATTTACGGCATGATGCCGTTTATGCGACAGACCCTGCCTTACGGGGATATGCAGCAGAATATCGACTATCGCTGGCCCACTAACAGCCGGTTCGGGCAGCGTCCGTCGGCGCAGTTTATCGGTCCGGGCGATGAGAAAATTACGCTTTCCGGGGAGCTTCGCCCGGAAATCACGGGCGGCTCGGTGTCGCTGATGACCGTCCGCCTGATGGCCGACGAGGGAATGGCGTGGCCGCTGATTGGCGGCAGCGGCATGATTTACGGCATGTACGTGATCGAGAGTATTTCTAACACCTTCAGCGAGTTTTACCCCAACGGGACGGCCAGTAAAATCATGTTTACCTTGAGCCTGAAGCGCGTTGATGAGTCTCTGACGTCCATGTTTGGCGATCTGAAAAAGCAGGCTGACGGACTTATCAGCGGATCCGCCAGCCTGCCAGGGCAGCTCACGTCAGCAATCGACGGCGTGAAGTCGGCGGCAGGTAGCCTGATTTCATCTGCCGGGGGGCTGCTCGGATGATCGGGATAAGCAGCCTGCCGGTGCAGGCCGGGGCGCAGCTGACGCCGGATTTCATGCTGAAGGTTAATTCCAAAGACGTCACAACCAATATCCGGGATCGCCTTATCTCGATGACGCTGACCGATAATCGCGGCTTTGAGGCTGACCAGCTGGATATTGAGCTGGACGACGCCGACGGACAGCTGGCTATGCCGGTACGCGGCGCAGTGATAACGCTGTTTCTCGGCTGGAAAGGCCAGACGCTTTTCGGAAAAGGTAATTTCACCGTTGATGAGGTAGAGCACCACGGCGCGCCGGACACCATGACTATTCGCGCCCGCAGCGCTGATTTCCGTGGCTCGCTCAATTCCCGCCGGGAGGTGTCCTACCACGATACAACCCTGGGGGAAGTCGTCACGCAGATAGCCGCGCGCAATAACTTAAAGCCCATGCTGGCCGATGGATTCGCCGGAATTGCAGTGGCCCACATTGACCAGACGCAGGAGACTGACGCTAAATTCCTGACGCGACTCGCCACACTTTACGGCGCTGTTGCGGCAGTAAAGGCCGGGCGGCTTCTGTTTATTAAGCCCGGTAACGGCGTCACTGCCAGCGGCAAGCCGATTCCGCAGATGACTATCACGCGGCAGGATGGCGACCGGCACAGCTTCAGCATTGCCGACCGAGGCGCATACACGGGCGTCTCTGCGAGCTGGCTGCATACCAAAGACCCGAAGCCAAAGAAAGTTAAGGTGAAGCGTAAGCCGAAGGTAAAGCACCTGCGCGCGCTGGAGCACCCCGCGGCGAAGAAGAAAAAGGCGACTGCGACCAAAACACCGGAGGCCAGAGAGGGCGATTATCTCGCAGGGACTGAAGACAACATTTTTACGCTGACGACCGTGTATGCGACGAAAGCGGCCGCGATGCGGGCAGCTAAAGCAAAGTGGGATAAGCTGCAGCGCGGCGTCGCTGAGTTCTCGCTTACGCTGGCGATGGGACGTGCCGACCTGTACCCGGAGACGCCCGTCAGGGTGAACGGCTTTAAGTCGGTGATCGATGCGCAGCCGTGGATTATCAGTAAGGTGACGCATAGCCTGAGCGGCAGCGGGTATACCACGCAGCTTGAATTTGAAGTCTTACTATCCGATGTGGAGTATCAGGCAGAATCAGACGAAGATGATTCACAATAAGTGAAAGTTGTTGCTCATTTTGGCATTTAAGGGTATTAAAGCTTCGAGCTTACAGGGAGACGCCACCGATGATGCATTGTCCGTTATGCCAGACCGCCGCACACGCTAAAAGCAGCAGATACATTTCAAAAGAAACAAAAGAGCGTTATCACCAGTGCCAGAACATCAATTGCAGCTGTTCTTTCAAAACGCACGAAACGTTAGCGATGATTATTGTAACGCCCGGCCAGGTTAATCGTGTGCCGATCTTCACCGGGCATGAATCCCAGCCATCCTTACTGCACTAACTTGAGCAGTCCATAAGACCCCACATTAGCGGGGTTTTTTGTGCGCGCTATTCGCTGCCCTTGAAAATGTGAGTATTGCCAAGCAGCAATGCCATTGCGGGCTTATCCATCAATTTACCCATTTTATTACAGGTCGATAGCGGGTTTTCAAAAGAATATCCGCTGGCTTTAAATTTGTTGGTCACGTTGATTGCCTTAATTTTTTTAAGGTAATCAGCAGGAACGTCTTTTGTCCAGATAGGGGAACATATCCCGCTGGAGGTGATTACTTTATAAGTTTCATCATCAATACTGGCGGCGGGTATAACAACAGTTAGCTGGTCATCCTTAAGGCTGATTTCCGTTGGTTGCCAGGGCTTAAGTTTATTTTTGAGGGTACTTACGTCTGAAGCTTGCGCCGCAGCAACTGGAAAAAATATCAACGCTGAGCTGATCAGGGCCAAATGTAATCGCAT